CGTAGCCAGTTGTTAAAGAGCAGGACATATGTGTGTTTGGGTTTTAAGTTACAAGAGAACAAAAAAAGCAGGGGGAGGTTTCCCTCCCCCCTACACATTAGGTCAAGCGGAAGTCTACAACCAAGTCTGGCCACGCTATTTGCACACCTGCTTTGAAGGCTGCGATACTTCGGATTTCGTCGTTTTCGCGCGCATAAAAGATGGAAAACTGCTCTTCGTCGGACAGCAAATCGGTCGCGTAAACGAAGTTTCCGAGGTACGAAGAAACGATGCGGTTAGTTCCAGTCAAGCCGGGGACTGCAATGACACGGACGTTTGTGCCGGGATACATGATGTCGCCATCCGCAAGTCCAGCCAAGTCAACTTGGTTGTACATGACGTTAGCGGTTGATTTGAATGCACCAATCAACGTACGGAAGTTGTCCCAACCGCAGAAGATTACGAGGTCAGTTTTGGTCAGAATGGCCTGTGGGATTTGGTTGTAGATGCCGTCAAAGATGGCGATTGCGTTGCCTGTGGTGATACCAACGGACGCAGAAACCGCTCCTGTGTTACCGCTGATGGTAGAACCTGATGCAGCGTTCAATAACTGGTTAACGCCTGAAAAGTAAGCGTTGCCCTTCCAAATTGCGTTCTCCAACGCTTCTGCGATACGGAGAACCTTCTGCTCGGCAAACGCCTGCTCGAAAGGAACGCCATCGTACATTGAGCCAGCGGTCAACTGGGTCTGCATCCAGTACTGCTCCAAAGAGCGAGGACACAAAGTTTCCATGACCTTCATACGGCCAACGGTTACGACACGCTGACTGAATGTGGTAGTGCCTGAACTTGTGTAACCGCAAGCATCACCGCTTTGAATCAAAGCATCGGTGTCCATGAGGTTCAACGCAGCAGCGAACTTAACACCAACTTGCTTGGTGAACAGGGCTGCTGAACGAGCGGAGAATACCGCTTTGGTGATGAGAGGAAGCCTCTCTTGGTCGGTGTAGGTGGCTAGATTGCCAAAATTGTAAGCCATTTTATTGGGGGTTTAGGGGTTTAGTTTTTTTTGAGTGATTGGAGTGCTTGTGCGAGTGCGTTGAAGTTCTGCGATGCTTGAGCCTTACGTTGCTCAACGATTGCGGAACCGCTGGCCTTGGGGGCTTCGGCTGGGAGTTCGGAAACCTTCTCGACGATGTCGGCCATGGTTTCAACCTGCGATGCGAATGCAGACATCTTTTCTTTCATCTTGCCCATCTCGGCATAGGCTGCCTTGAGTTCTTCCATGATGGCTCCAAGGTGCTTGGCAACGATGGCCTCAACGACTTCGGGGGTCATGGCAGGATAGGCTTCTTTGATTTCTTCGGTAACCTCAACGGCTACTTCGGGGGTGATTTCGGCAGCAACGGGCAAGGCTTCGATTTCGGGGGTCGCTACTTCAGCAGCAATGACCTCGACGATTTTGCCTCCTTCGGTCTTGATTGTGCCAACGCCTTCAACAACGTGTTCGCCATCGGGGGCAGGGAGAGTGCCGTCCTCGGCAACGACGTAAACGGCAGTTCCGGCAACGAGGTCCCCGTCAACACGGACAACCGTTCCGTCAACGAGTTTGTAGTCAGCGAAGGACTGCTTTTGGGTGCTGAATTTGCGGAGTTCAGTCCGCAGGGATTCGATTGCGTTTTTGAGATTCATAGTTAGTGGGATTTGTAGGTGGGGGTTAATTGTTGCAAAAAAGCGGTTAATTCGTCAGCGAGGCCAGCGAGTGCGACCTCCAGTTCGGATTCGGTCTTGTCCATCCCGAACAGGCCTTCAACGGAGAAACCCCGGAACAGGTTGCGGTTGTCCCACACTTCGTCGTTCTCAACCTTGAAGGAGCCGAACCAAGAGCCGTCGGGGGTGTCCTCGTAGCCCTTGGGTGGCATGATGCCACGCTCGGAGTCGGTGATGTAGGACTCGAACATGAACACGCCATCCAGTTCGGCGTTGTGGTAAGCGTTGACGTTGTGCTGGTTGCCCTGCTTGAAATACTTTTGGACTATCTTGCGGATGGTGGCTTTGTCAAAGACGACGTAGTATTCCCCGTAGGTTTCGTCCTTTCGAAAGATGGGTGTGTCTGCAAGCATGAGAGGGCCAGTCAGGACCCTGCGTTCGCCTGTTTCGGTGAACTTTTGTGGTGTCTTTGCGAAGGCTTGGAATGGCCGTTCGATGGCTGGCATATCGGTCAGGGCCACGAATTGGACCCCTTCATCCACCTCGTCCACGGTCATTCGGTATATTGGCAGTTCCATAGTGGTAAATGTGGTTAGGCTCCAAGAGTTGCAAATTCCTCCAACCTCCGAACCCTGCGAGTGCTTTGGGTGATGTCCCTCTCCACGACATAGGCTCGCATAGGCGATGAGCCTTGGCCTTGGCCTGCCGAGAGTTCGCCCGTGCCGAGGTTGGTCGTTTGTGGGTTCGCAAAGATGGGCGGTGGTGCTGCGCTTGCTCCTGCACCCGTTACGTCTGCACCGGGTGAGCCTGCACCTGCACCGCCTTGGAATTGTTGGGCCTTAATCTTGGCGACGTTTGCAAGACCAGCAGCAAGAGCAAGACCCGCCTCGACGAACCTTTGCCCGGGGAACACGGATTCAGTCGGCTTCAAAGCGAGTGCCGAACTGACGGCAAGGTAGGTGTTCACGATGGCTTGGGCAATGGACGCAGCCTTGGCGACATTGAAAGCCCGCTTTTGTGCTGCCTCGCTCTTTCCAGCCGATGCGATGATGATGTCGTTGATGACCCCAAAGGACTGACCGACGTATTTCTCACGCAATCCGGCAAGGTCCTCTTCACGCTGGGCTTGACCCATCTTGGATTTTGCGTCAGCCGTGTCTACCTGCATCCGCCTTTGTGCTTCGGCTTGCATCGCTTTGATTTGCAGTTGCTCCTGCTCGCTTAACCTATCCAACTCCATTTCGTAGAGTTGCAGGTTCAAGTCCTCCACGAACTTGATGATGGCGTTGTTTTCTTCCCTTAGTCGCTCCAAACGCTTTTGGGTGGCCTCTGCTTCCTTGCGTTGGCGTTCTTTGACCTGTGCCTCCCTCCTTTGGTCTGCTGCGATTTGGGCGTTCGTGTGGGCTTCATATGCATCCCGGTAATTGGAGAGGGCTGCTTCTTCACGCAACAAGGCCTGCTCCCTCGCCTTGGCTGCGATGGCTGGGTCGGGTAGGTTCAGGAACCTTCGGACCGCTGCGGTGAGTTCGTCCCACTTGGCGACCAAAAGTCCAACGGCTGCGACTGCTGCACCAATACCCGTTGCAAACAGGGCGATTCGAAACGCCTTCATCGCCCCGGTACTTGCCCCGACGGCCGTTGCGTAGAGGGCTTGTGCTGCTGCTTGGCCTTGGGTTATCAGGATGCTATCCTTGTTCAGCAAATTAGCAACCTGCTGCACTCCAGTAGCGAGAGCCATCGCCCCTTGGACCTTGAGTAACGATTTCTGCAAGTCCTCGTTCTCGGAGCCGAACAACGCTGCTGCACCTTGGGCGATTTGGAACCCTGCCGTTATCCCCTGCACCGCTGAAACAACGGTGTCAATTCTTACGGTGTCGCTTGCAAGGGTCTTGATTCGCTGCGAGGTGTCCCCGATTTGGTCTTTGAGTTTTCCTGCCTCGGCCTCCATTTGCTTGAACGCCTTCGTGCCTTCTTGTCCCGCCAAGGACATATCAATGAGCGTCTTTTGGAGTTCACGCAGACGCTGCTTCGCACTCGTCGTGCCTTGTGCGGTTGAGTCCTTGATTCCTACTTCGAGGACGATTTCTTTAGTAACTGCCATAGTTTTTTATTTGTCTGCCCATGCTGGTAATCCCGACACAACCTCCAAGACCTGACCTTCCGTTCCGATGCCCAAGTTGACCCAATCGGCTCCATCCCAATACTTGATGTCCCCTGCCGCATCGCCCGGAGTAAAGCCTGCACCTGCTGGACCGGGGTCGCCTTGCGCTCCTGTTGCACCCGTTTCACCCGGAGGACCTGCAACCGCTGGGAGTTCTTTGATGGTTGGAATCGGGGGGACTTCGTTCGGGTAATCCGAATCCGTTGCTGGAACAGGGCCGTCGTAGGGTAGGTAGCCAATTTGCTTGAACACGAACTCGGTCAAGTTGAGAACCCTGCGAAGGGTTACCCGGCAAGGCTTCTGCTGACCTATCTCGTAGTCCCGAATTTCAAGCAGCCTCCAACGGACCCCTCCGTAGTAGATAGGGGTTCGGAAGTCAAGTTGGCTGATGTCAACGGCATTGAGCATAATTGACAACTCCAACTGCATCGCTTCACGGCTGACCGTTTCTTGGATGAAGTTCCACCAATACACGTTGAACAGGTTGTTGTTCGTGTATAGGTAGGGGTCGCTATTTGCGGCAACATTCACCGCATAGTACAACTGCTTGGGGATTCCAAAAGCAAGGTCAAAGTTTGCATCGTAGGGGTTGTCAAGGTGGCTGACGAATGGAAGGCTCAACAACGATTCTGCGAGTGCTACCGAACCGCTGACCCCATATTGGTAGGCCCACGTCGTCGGTGCTTCGATGAGGTTGTATTGGGCTATCCTGTACCCGCTCTGCAAGGTCTTGATGGTTCCTGATAAAGCGGAGCCATCCAAGTCCCAAACCCTTCCAACGACCTTATCCGTCGTGAAGTTCGCAGGGATTAGAGTGCTGCAAGCGAGTTCGACAACGTTCTCGCCTTTGCCGTAGAAGTTGTCGGTCGTAAAGATTCGCCCTCCGTAGCCTTCCTTTGCCAATGGGTAGTTCGACTTGTCCAACTTTGACAAATAGTCCCCGGCATCCTTGTACTTGAACACGATGGTCTTGTATTGGTTCGGGTCCCCGTTCGTGATGTTCTGCTCGGCATTCTCATCCGATTTCTGCGACCAGTCAACCACTCCGCTGGAATAGAAGTCCACCCAAGGCTCCACGATGAGGTTCTTCGGGTCGGACGGGTCCGGCATGAAGTAGAGGTTGAACATCTTTTGCAGGTCTTGCAGGAGGTCGCTCTGCTTCACGTCAGCAGGCAAAGCCGTAGCCATGTCAATCGTTCCAATACTCGTTGGATTCTCCAAGCATTCCCAAAGGACCGTTGAACCGCTCAAGAGATTGCAAGCCGTGCTTCCAACGCCTGTCATCAAGACCCTTATTTGGCTGCTGGTATTCAACTGGATATTGCTCCAAGTGATTACATTCGTGCCACTTGCTTGAGCCGTAAAGCCCCTTGATGGACTGACGACTCTACTCGTTGATGCGTCGTATAGGTAGAGAAAATTGTAGGTTTGATTGATGAACTGCGTGACTTGTCCAAAGTCCAGTTTAACCGTTACGTTCCATCGGGTTGGTAGCGCAGGGAGTTGTAGAGTGCTTGTGCCTGTGTTCCAATAGCCGGGGCGGTCATAGTAAGGGCTTGAGTCATCGGCAAAGTTCAGGTAACCGCTAAAGGTCCCTGAAAAGTTTTGACCGCTCGTACTCGCTGCAAAAATGTTTGACCCCGACAGGTTGACCGATAACTGCCCGGCAGCGTAAGGCATGACCAATTTACCGAACCGCTCCGAGTTGAAGAACTCCGAGGTGTACCGATACCCTGCCTGTGCGAATATCAAGTCCACCATCTTCTTGACGTAGATGCTTGGGGTCATCTTCCAATAAGGGACCGCAAACCATCCCTGCGTTGTAGCGTCCGTATAGCCGTAGTTGTCAACCAAGCCGTAAACGTAACCGCTCGCACCCGATGCCGTCCAAGTCGCAGAAACATGAGCAGAAGTCAGCGTGTGGTTCATCCCGCTGACCCCAACGGTTGTTGCAAGGAGGTTGCCCTCAATGGACTTGAACAGACTCACATCGTCCGAGAATAGGCCCACCTCGTAGGTAACCTCGCCCCGAATCTTGGACATGGAAATCAGTTGCAGCACTCCGCTGAACACCTGCACCCCGTCCTCCCACATGGCAGCACGAATCTTCTTGTTCGGTTGGAATCCACCGACAAAGGACTGAATGTTGTAGGCATGACCAAAGCAGTCCCGATTTGTTGTCGTATTAGGCAACGTGATGGTCTTGGAGAACGACCCCCTTCGTTTCGTTATGTCAGCAATATCCTCCACCGAAAACGTGAGGGCGATGTCAATCTCGCCCATGGTATCGAGGATGTAGGGGACCTCTGCGTTTGATTCGTTGAGAGGGTAGGCGATGAGGGTTACGCTCATAGGATGTTGTTCTTGTAAGCGACTGCAACCTCGACCTGCAACTGCGTGAGGCGGTCGTTCCTGCGAGTCGTGAATTGGTAAGTGTTGGCGTTGACAACGGCTTCGACTAACTGCCCATCCAGTTCAAGCCATACCTGCCCGGAACGGACCATTTCGATAAGCCAAGCAGACTCGGCATCCGTCAGCCAATCGGAGTTGAGGGCGTAAACGTAGTCGAACTCCCCAGCCCAAACCTTGTCGTAGGTAGTGGTTGCGTAAACGTCCGAGTTGTACCCGAACGTCTGCCGGGTAATGTTGGCCCTCTTGCGGTTCTTCAATGTGAAGACATACGCATCAAGACCGCCCCACTTGTTTTGGAAGTGAACCGGGATGGAGTTGAACCGCTCGCATAGCCCCTTGATGTAGGTGTACTCTTGCCCGAAGTTGTCGTAGTTGTCCTCGTATAGTTCGTTGAATCGTTCCTCCAAGCAGAATGAACTTTCGGCTGGGTCGGCTCCATCCGCATCGC